TATCTTGCCGCGCGTAATGAATGGGATGTGAAGCTACAAGGCGGATCAATTATTCCAATCTTCCCCGGTGATAAAGTCGCACCCTTTACGCCGAGCCGTCCCAATAATGGGTATGGCCAGTTTGTTGAAAATATCCTGCGTCATATTGGTGCAGGTTTGAATATTCCTTTTGAATTACTGATGAAGGATTTTTCAAAAACCAATTATTCAAGCGCTCGCGCGGCGCTTTTAGAGGCATGGCGCTATTTCAACGCTCAACGGCAATGGCTATCCACTTACTGGTCAAGACCTGTTTATGAGTTATGGCTTGAGGAAGCCATCAACAAAGGGCGTATTGATGCGCCAGATTTTTACGAACGCAAAGCGGCATGGACGCGGTGCAAGTGGATTGGTCCCGGTCGCGGATGGGTTGATCCTGTTAAGGAAGCCAAAGCCGCGCATCTTCGTATGCAAATCGGACTTTCAACGCTTGAAGATGAATGTGCGTCTCAAGGACTGGATTGGGAGGAAGTTCTCGAACAACTTGCGCGTGAGAAAGCAAAAATCACCGAACTTGGCTTAACCATTAATGATGCAAACAGCATTTTGAACACTTTAGACGACAATCCAAAGGAGGAAAACGATGAGAATCTGGAACAAGATAACAGGTGACCCATGGGCTATTACAGAAACGGCCCTGCACACAATTTTGGAAGTTGCCGCGCGTGAAAATGAAAGCCCCGAAGCTGTGGCGGCAAAATTAGGTCGCGATTTACAAAATAGCTATAACGCCACGGAGCGCGATGGTGTTGCTATCATTCCGGTAATTGGACCGCTGTTTCGCTATGCCAATATCTTCACGTCAATTAGCGGCGCTTCAAGCTATGAGCTTATTGCCAAAGATTTTATAGCCTCGCTTGAAAACCCGCATATTAAAGCAATCATTCTGAATATTGACTCCCCCGGCGGCGAGGTTAATGGCGTCGCCGAGCTTGCCAGCATGATATTTGATGCGCGTGGTAAAAAACCAATTATTGCGTATGCATCAGGTGATGCTGCATCTGGTGCATACTGGGTGGCCTCTGCTGCCGATGAGATCGTGGTATCCGAAACATCCGCGCTGGGGTCTATCGGCGTTGTTGGTATTTATCGCGGTAAGTCCGATAAGGAATCTGCTGGGGCTGTTGAAATTGTATCTTCACAAAGCCCCCACAAACGCCTTGATCCAGCTACTGATGAAGGTAAAGCCAGATTGCAAACGCGTATTGATAGTATGGCCGATGTGTTCATCAGCTCAGTTGCACGCAACAGAAATATTACTGCCAACGATGTGCAGGCCAATTTTGGCGGCGGTGATGTCATGATTGGAGGGTTAGCCGTTAATGCTGGCCTTGCTGATCGCATAGGAAGTTTGGAAAGGCTCATTGCTGAGCTTTCTCAAAAAGACGAAACAAGCCCTCCCGACCATAAATCGAGCGAGGGCTTTTTAGTATCCGAAACCCATCAACCTCAAAAGGAGAAACCACCCATGACAACAGAAACCTTAACGCTTGAAGCGTTCAGTAAAGATCACCCTGATCTGCTCGCTACAATCCAAAGTAATAGTGCAAAGAAAGAGCGTGAGCGCTTGAAAGATATTTTAAGCTGTGAGCATGCCGAAGGTCGAGAGCAATTAGCTCAAGAGATTGCGCTTTCAACAGAAATCAGTGCTGTTGATGCAAGCCATCTACTTGCCAATGCACCAAAAGAAGAACCAACCGCAACCACCTCGTTTGAGCGTGTAATGGCGGGTGTTTCTAATCCTGAAATAACCCCCGATGCAGATGAGAGTGCCGGTGACATTGAAACCGTCGCCAGCCGCATCGCTTCCGCAACTTAAACCCAAAAGGAGAAACCAACCATGACACATGCAGAAGGATTAAAAGATCAAGGCAGTTATAAGCCTTGCAACTTGGTCGCGGGAGAATATCCCCGCATCGAGCGTATTGTAACAATTGCCGCTGGCGCAGACTTAACCAAGGGCGCTGTCCTTGGGCGGGTCACAGCAAGTGGCAAATTCGCCTTAAGCGCATCGGCAAGCTCTGATGGCACTGAATTGCCTGATGCTATTTTGGCAGAAGATGTCTTTGCAAGTGGTAACGATGTTCAAGCCGTTGTCTATTTTTCAGGGGAATTCAATGAACACGCTCTTGAGCTAGGCGCAGGACATACGCTGGATAGCATCCGCATACCGCTTCGCGCCAAAAGCATATTTTTAGCCAAAAACCAATCAGCCTAAAGGAGGTAAATGCCATGTCTATCGACATTTTTAATACACATATTCTCACGCGAGTGGTCGAACATTTAGACCGCCCCGCATCATTTTTGCTCGATTCATTTTTCGGGCAAGTTCAAACCGAGGAGTCCGAGGAAATCCACTTCGATATCGACAAATCTAAACCACGCCTGACTCCTTTTGTGTCGCCGCTGGTTGCTGGTAAAGTCGTGGACGATGCAGGGTTCAGCACGAAAAGCTTCAGACCTGCCTATGCAAAGGACAAACGTCGCTTTGATCCATCACGCCCTTTAAAGCGTGCCATTGGTGAAAAGATTGGCGGAACACTCAGCCCGGGACAGCGTTTGGAAGCCAATTTAAACCGCACGCTCAACAAGCAGCTTGAAAACCTCACACGCCGTGAAGAAGTTATGGCCGCCGAAGCCTTGCGCACAGGTAAAATCACAGTGACTGGTGAAGAGTATCCAACTGTGGTTGTTGATTTTGGACGCGATCCAGAATTAACCGTCGCTTTGGCAGGAAGTTCGCGCTGGGGTGAAAGCAATGTCAGTCCCCTTGACAACCTTGAAGATTGGGTCGCCAAAATTCAGGAAAAATCTGGGGCGGCAGGCCGCACGGTTATCATGGATACATTGGCATGGCGCGTCTTTAAAACTGATCCAAAGGTTGAGAAGCTTTTGGATATTCGACGTTTGCGTGATAGCGCCAATATCAGTCTTGGCCCCATTGCTTTTGGTCAAGGCAATGAGCTGGCACGTTACGTTGGTACAATCGGTGATCTGGATTTCTGGGTCTATAATGATCGCTATATCGATGATAACGACCAGATGCAAAAACTTCTGCCTGATTATACGGTTCTTATTGGATCGCCTCGTCAGTTGGAAGGCACGCGTTGTTACGGTGTTATTCAAGATGAAAAAGCCGGATATCGTGCGCAACGATACTTCTCTAAATCTTGGTTAGAGGAAGATCCTGCTGTGCGCTGGTTGTTGTTGCAATCTGCACCGCTGATTGTGCCTTACCGTCCGAATGCATCATTTTGCGCAACAGTAAGATAAGGGAGATTAATCATGAAAATTAAAGCTCTTATTACATTGCATGTGGATGGCAAAGCGGTCTTACCTGGCAAGTTTGTTGATGTTGAAACAGAAGAAGCTAAAAGTCTTATAAAACGTGGCTTTGCCTCTGATGATACAGTATCAACTGTTGCGAAAGTCGCGCCAGAAAAACCCTCTGCACCAGCCAAGCCTGTTCCAACTTTGGAAGATATTGTTGACGTCATTCATGACCTTGATCCATTTCAAGATTACGGCAAAAGCGGCAAGCCAAATGTTGATGCGCTGGAGATCTTGCTTGATGCCAATATCTCTGCCGCGCAGCGTGATGCCGCTTGGGAGGTTTTCTTGAAAGAACAAGAGGTTGATCAAAATTCAGGCGCTGGTGATGATGCGGATAATGACTCTGATGGGGATGCTGGCGATGACGTTCAAAGCTAATGCCCTAAAAGCCGTAGATGCGCTGTTTGCTAAATTTGGGCAAGCGGCGCATTTCACTTTTAAGGACAGTACAACTGGCGAAGGATTGGTCATTCATCGTTTCCCCGACAAAGTTATAGATGTCATGGACACGCATGTTCACACGGAAACAGATTTGTTTGAAGTGAAAGCATTGGATATTGAGGTTGGCAAGGCGATCTATCAAATCAAAATTGATGAAAAAATCTATACGGTGCAAGGCGAACCTATGCTTGATCAGCACGGTATTATTCTAAGGATGGAAGCATATGCGTCTTAAAGCAGCTATTGAGGGTAACCTCAAAAAACATATGAAGGCTGAGTTTTCGACTGCAGAAAAAGCCGTGACCATGGGCATCAAAGAAACAACGACTGGCCTAAAACTTGCCATGCGTAGGCAAGTTCATTCATCTGGTTTAGGGCAAAGAATGGCGAATACTTGGCGCGGTGATATTTATCCGCGTTCACAAAACTCTATCCGCGCTGCAGGGCTTGTTTATACCAAGGCCAGTAAGATTATGGCGGGGTTTGATGAAGGCACAGTTATTCGTTCTAAGGATGGATGGTGGCTTGCGATACCAACGCCAAATGCTCCCAAACGTGGTGTGGGTGGCAAGCGGATCAACCCGAGCAACTTTCCTGAGCATCGTTTTGGGAAGCTTCGTTTTGTTTACAGGCGCAATGGGCCATCTTTGCTGGTCGCGGAAAATGTGCAGGCTTCTTATGCGCGAAAAACCGGTGAGCTGCGCGGCTTTAGAAAAGCTGGTAAGCGCAACTTGAAAACTGGCAATAAGCTCTCAACTGTTGTGATGTTTTGGCTTGTGCCTCAAGTGAAACTGCCAAAACTGATTAAGTTTGATGCGGAAGCCAAACGCTGGTTCGATAAACTGCCTCGGCTGATTTTAAAGAATTGGCCAGATGATTAACAGTAAATAAATGACAAGAAGCAAACTCTGAGTTTGTTTACAGGCATATTTTTAAAGAATAATGGCGACTTTCTTTATTTTGGTCCCTGTATCGGTAGTAATAGTACCAATATCCGATCCAAAATAAACAAAATAACCCCGAACGGGATGAAAATGTAAATACAGAGGGCAAAAAGCTAAAATCACCCCGAACGGGTTTATTTACTTGATAATGAGGTTAGTTATGCTAAAATCATCCCGAAAGGGTTGATAAATGACTGTAAATAAAATTGAAAAACTTGGCGAAATGATCAGACAAGCTCGTAAAGAGCAAGGATTAACACAAGAACAGCTCGCTGCCACAACAGGTGTCGGTGTGCGGTTCATTCGTGAATTGGAACAAGGAAAAGAATCTTGTCACATCGGCAAGGCTCTAAAGGTTGTTGCAATGCTTGGAATAGATATTGAAGCGAATGGAATAAAATTATGAGCCGTATATTAGATGTTTACCTGTGTGATAACTTCGTCGGCACACTGACCCAAGATGATAGTGGAGAT